TTTAGGTGAGCATTGGCTTGTTTGTGGTTCTGCTACTGAGGCTCGTTCGTTTTATGGTTTAAAAGGTGCGGCTGCTCTTTGTCTAACTGACCCACCTTATAATGTTGACTATAAGGATGTCCACGGCCGTTCAATTGAAAACGATAAAATGGCCGAGGATAGTTTTACTAAGTTTCTTTATGATTCTTTATCTTTAATTCATGCGTTTACTGATGGTGCTGTTTATATGTTTTACGCAACTGCTGCAACTCGTTCAGTCTTTGAGGCCTGGGATAAAGCGAAAATGCATTACTCGTCCAATATAATATGGGTTAAGGACACTTTTGTGCTGGGTCGTTCTGATTTTCACTGGAGGTTTGAGCCTATAATGTATGGCTGGCCTGAAGGGAAGGCTCATTATTTTATTGGTAAGCGTGACATCTCTAATGTTTGGGATGACCTGGAGGCGACTTCTATTGGTTCCGGCCAGCTTGACACTTTTGACTCGGGTTTTAATTTAACTGTTGAGCTAAATGAGAACGCCAAGGCTGAGGAACTGCTTAACAATATCAACGCTGCTCAACCCAGCGACCTTAGTCTTGGCATGTTCTCAAGACCTGACTCTGATTTTATTGAGGGTACTCGTAATTTTAATATTGCTGACTTAGTTTGGGGTCCGTCAAATGTTTGGAATGTGCCGAAGCCTAGAAATAATAAGGAGCATCCAACTATGAAACCCCTGGAGCTTTTATCTCGTGCTATAAAATATTCAAGTAAGCCTGGGGACTTAGTTCTTGACCCTTTTGCTGGTTCCGGTTCTACTCTTATTGCTTGTCAGGCTCTTGGTCGTAAGTGTTACACGATTGAACTTGACCCTGCTTATTGTGATGTCATTGTTGAGCGTTTTGCTGCTGCTTATCCTGATGAGGAAATAAAGCACCTTAAAGGTGCGGCGGATGGGTAAACGGGGGCCGCTTGCAAAGCCGCCTGAGGACGCTCAGGGTCATAGGTCTAGAGAATTACAAATAATTTCAGGCTCAAGTGAGCTTAAGTCCTCGCCACCAAAACCTACCCGTGGCTGGTTAAAACAAACACGGGACCGTTGGTTTGAGTATTGGGATTCTGATGTTGCTGGTGTAGCTCAAAAGGTTGACCTACCAGCGGTTGAGCGTCTGTTTGGAATGTATGACCAATATTCCAGGGTTCAAAAAGTTGTTAAAAAATCTCTAGTGGTTCGTGGTTCAACTGGTCAAATAAGAACCAACCCGTTGGCTGAGCATGCTTTAAAACTTGAAACGCAGATTTTAAGGCTTGAGAATGAGTTGGGTTTAACTCCAATGGCTCGCCAACGGCTTGGTATTGCAGTTGGTGAGGCTGCTACTTCCTTAGCATCTATCAACGATTTGTTAAATGCAAGCGAGGACCCGTCAACTGACCCACGAATTTTAGAACTCCTGGAGGAGGAATGACTAAAATTGTTTTACCTGAGACTCGTGGAGCTCGTGTCGTCAAGTTTATTGAGAATTTCTGCGTTCATGGTGAGGGTGACTTTTATGGTCAGCCGTTCCGTCTTGACCAATGGCAGCGAAAAATAATTTATGATTTATACGAGTTAAATAAAGACGGGCAGCGTCGTCATCGTGAGGCTTTGCTTGGTGTTCCAAAAGGCAACGGCAAGAGTGCATTGATTTCTGCGTTGGGTCTTTATGAACTCTTGGGCAACGGCACCACTTCCCCGCTTGTGACGGTTGCTGCTGCTAGCTTTGAGCAAGCTGACATTGTCTTTGGAAATATGAGGAGCATGTGTGAGCAGTCGCCTTACTTAAAAAAAATAACCGAGGTTTATCAAAATTCAATAGGTGTAAAAAATGGACCGGGTCGTGTTTATCGTGTTGCTGCTAAAGCTGGAACAGCTGACGGTGGCCGCAACTCAGCTTTTATTGCTGATGAGGTTCACGAATGGTCAACTCCTAACTTGCAGCGTGTCCATTATGTTCTCTCTAATAACACGGCCAAGCGTAAGGATTCACTTATCTTAAATATTACAACTGCTGGTTATGACCTGGACACTCTTTGTGGTCGTCTTTATCTGCGTGGTAAGCGTAAAAAGTCAGGCGAGTCTTTAGATCCCGATTTTTATTTCTATTGGTTGGAGCCTGATGAAAAAGACGATTTTGAAAATGAGGAAACCTGGAGGAAAGTCAACCCTGCACTTGAGGGTGGTTGGTGGCCAATTGAAAACCTACGCCGTCGTCGTGCTGCACTGCCACTTCCGGAGTTTCAACGCTACCATCTCAACATGTGGACCCGGACCCAGGATGAGTCTTGGCTGCCGGATGGTCTTTGGTCTGAGCTTGCTGATTCGTCAATAAAATTAGACCCTGCACTTCCTACTTATGTTGGTGTTGACATGGCTATCAAGCATGATTCTGTTGCTGTTGTTTGGGGCCAAATGATTGAGGACGGCATGATTTATGTTGATTCAAAAATTTGGCGGAATGACGGGGTAATGTTTGACTATGCTGAAATTGAGACATTTTTAGTTAATTTAAACCGTGAGTTTAACTTGGTTGAGGTTGCTTATGACCCGGCGTTTTTTGAGCGTTCTGCTCAGGCTTTGTATGACCAAAATGTACCAATGGTTGAGTTTCCTCAATCCCATGGCCGGATGGTTCCTGCTTGTGGTCAGGCTTATGAGCTTGTCACTTCAAAAAAATTAAAGCATAAAAATCAAAGCACTTTTAATGACCAGGTTTTGTCTGCTGTTTCTCGTCCTACTGACCGTGGTTTTCGTTTATCAAAAGGTAAAAGCAAGCGAAAAATTGACGGGGCAATTGCTATGGTCATGTGTTTGGACCGTTTAACTTTTCCAACTAGGCCACCTGAAGATTCAAATATTGGTATTGTAGAATGGTGAGAGCCATGTTTATTGCTATTGAGTTTATCGGCCTAATGTTTATCGTTGGCGGTGTTTATACTTTTAGCAAAGGGGCGGCGTCCATAGTTTTGGGTGCTGGTTTATTAATTGGGAGTTATTTTTATAATCGATGAGTATATTTTCTAGGGGTAATGAAAAAAGAGACGCAGCTTTAGGCAACCTTGCCGACTTGTTATCTCAGCGTGAGGGCGTTCCAGGTTATTCCGGGGAGAGCGTCAATGAAATAACAGCTTTGGGTGTGTCAACTGTTTTGGCCTGCGTGTCTATCTTGTCTGATTCGATTGCTGCACTTCCTATCAAGGTTTACCGTGAGTTTGACGATAGAAATATAAGTTTAAAAACTCCTAGATTTCTTAGATCCCCTAACCTTAACCAATCAAGGTTTGAATTTATACACCAGCTTGTTGCGTCAATGGCTTTGCATGGTAATGCTTATGTTCTTGTTGACCGTGACACGGCTGAGCGTCCTATTGCTTTGACTTGCGTCCATCCCGATAAAGTTAAATTAAAAATGGAGGGTAATCAAAAACTTTACAAATTTAACGACCGCATTTACTCAAAAAATAATATTTTACACTTCACTTGGTTCACTTATCCTGGCTCTTATCTTGGAGTAAGTCCTTTAAAAACTCAAAAGAACACCATCGGTGTTGCTCTTGCGATGGAACGCCACATCGGTCAGTTCTATGGCCAGGGTGCCACTCCCTCATCAATCCTTGAAACTGACCAGGCAATGACTAAGGAACAGGCGGAGGTTCTGCAATCGACCTGGACCACTTCTCATAACAGAAACAGAAAGCCTGCGGTTCTAACGGGTGGTTTGAAATGGAAGGCCATTTCTGACGCTGCTGGTGAGGAGCTTGTGAAGGCCAGGGACCAAATTGTCAAAGAAATTGCCAGGGTTTATCGTATTCCAAGTTATTTAATTCATGCTGAGGGTTCAACTGGTTTGTATTCAAATGTTGAGAGTTCCGGTATCCAATTTGTAAGGCACACGCTACTCCCCTGGTTGTCCAGAATTGAGGAGGGTTTTTCCGGGTTGTTGCCTGGCACTTCTTATGCTCGTTTTGATGTTAGTGAATATCAAAGAGGCGACCGTGCTAACACGATTCGTGCTGCTCAAGTTGCCATTACTTCGGGTATCTTTACTCCTAATGAAATAAGGCAGCAACTTGATTATGAACCTTATGAGGGTGGCGATAACTTTTATCTTGGTTTGCAAGGAGCACCTGTTGGTCCTGATATTCCACCGCTTGGAAAGGATGAAGTGGAACCTGAACTTACTGATTCCGAGGAAAAAAGCGAGGGCTAGTGCCATATCCTGAGCAGGACTTGTACGGTACAAAGGCTGAGGCTGAAGCTAAAGCTCAAGAGATTGGTTGTGTTGGTTCTCATACTCATGAAATTGACGGCGAGGTTTTCTATATGCCTTGTGAGAAAATGGAGGACTACGAAAATTTAACTGGTAAAAAGCACGCAAGTGATGAGGACCCAACTCTTGTTGATAAAAGGGCTGAGTCTGAGCCAGCACCAAAAAAGGACCAGGTCAAGGGATCAGCTAAAAATAAACCCGGTTCTGCATCAGGTAAGTCCGGGAGTATTAAATTTTCTGAGCAAACTGAAAAATCAATAGCGACAATCGTTGAGCTGCATAATGAAAAAGTAAAAGAAGGGGGCATGAGCACTTGGAGGCGATTAAGAACCTCAACTGCTAAGGCTGTAGTGCGTCGT